GAATCTCAGCGGGTAGTTTGTAGTGGAAGTAGTTGTTTACACCACCTGAATAGTTGACATCGAATAGCGCACCTAGCGCGAGTTGGTTACGGTCTGTAACCGGCACGCGAAACTCACGGCTGAATGCGCCTAATGCTTGGAAGTTGTTGAGGTCAGTGTACTGCCAGTTCTGACTGATGCTTTCATTTTCAAATAAATCAAGATAGTATTCACTTGCATCTGTGGTAACTATTAAAGATACTTCGCCGTTCATGTTATGTCCAGTATTCGTTAGCCATTCTTACTTTCAATGTCAAGTTGTATAGCTTGCCATCATACGTTGTCTTTTCTACATAAGATGTGTCATCTATGTTCACAGATACATAGCTGCCGTCATCATTCACAAGATGCACCTGATTGCTTACAATTAAACCACGCAAGTAGATGAATTCTTGTTGTGTGATGAAGTCGCTAGTCACGGTCAATATGCGCTGCGCTAAGTTAGTGCGCTGGTTAAGGCCACGGTCATTTGCGTAGAAGATAGTAGGCGAACTATTGAACAGTGGACGCTTGTAAGTTTTGCGATCTACTTCAGTAGTATATTCTGATTTCTTTTTAAAATTGAAGTATTCATAACCGCCGCGAGCACCTACCCATGCAAGGCGCACGTTAGGCCAGTTGCATTCACAGTTACCATACACGCACTCATTCCAAAAGATGTAGTCAGCTGACACTTGATTGCTTGCGCTATTCTGAATGCGCACGCGATAATATTTCCAGTTCGGGAATAGATTTGGTTTAGGCAACCATATGCCTGTGCGATCATTTAAGTTAGCAGGAAAGACAGGCAAGCCCTCAACGTTGTTGCCATTTAAAGTAATTTGACTAGCTACGCCAATTCCAGCTGCAGGAAACATAGTAACCGTGCACGAATACGCAGTGTTGCCTCCTAAAAAATCATCATTACCCGGCACATATAGCAATCCGTAATCTTCCTCACGCACAGCGATTGCAACCTTACCCGCTGCAACTCCCCATGTTGCAAAGATGGGAGGGTACTTTGTTGTGATTTGTCTATCACTCATTGCAAGTGATGTGGCATTAGTCATTGCAAACTTTACGTTCTGCGGCCCTGCGTTAGGGTCAGGCTTGTATCCGTCTGTTGGTTGGTAGTATTGATTAACGTAGATAGTTTCAGCACTATTGACTGAACTGCCCGCATTCTCAGTTAGCACACCTGCAACAATCCACCATTCAGAGACTGAAAAAACAATGTTATTACTAGCGGCTGTATCATCGAGCGTGTCCGTATCTAAGTTGTGCAGCTGCGTACCTTGTGCTTCAAGATTGCGTAGCTGAATGAGCGACTGCAAATCGAAATACAACTTGCCATCTATTGCAGCTGAAATGTAAAAATCAAACACCTGTGTAGTGTTATAGTTCGTCACGGTCACGCCGTACTGAAAACCGTCTTGCGCTGTGTTAGTACTCGATGCAACAATCATGAGCTTCTGCCCGCGTGCGCTCCATGTGTACGGCTGGTCTTCTATTGTAATTGCCATTATCTTAAGTTAAGTAAGAATCTTTGTTCAACACCTTTGGCATATGCCGTTAATAATTGCTCACTGTAATCTTCCCATGTATCATTGATTGCGTCTTGATAGTAGTTGATGCCTTCTATACCATTTTCGCCTATGCTCTTTGCAATAGCGATAGCTGCGGATTTGATTGCGCTTTCAGTTGACTTGATGAATTCACCTTGTCTATTGCGCAGTTTAAGTGGTTTGATTTTAATCCACTGCATAATGTCTCTATATGGTGGTCGTTTTGTTGGATCACCCGGATATGGTTTGCGTCCATACTCAATCACATCTGCGTACCTGCCCGCATCACCTTTCACGGTGAAGTCAATAGTTGGCTTGTTGTAACGTATGCGCAGTTTGTAGGTAAGTGAGTTAAGCAATGTACCAGATGCAACACGATTCACCACCTTACCACGCACGCGGCGTTTAATACGCAAGTTACTTTGCGCACGCTCTACGACCGTAGCCGCATATTCGTTTAGTAGTGCCTCGTAATCTTCCATTATAATACCTCTGTATATTCTACTACTGATCCAGCGCGAACTGTCAACGCACCCGCTATTGACGAACGGAAGCGAATTGTAAATGTGCCGTTAGCTGTCACGCGCACGATGCCGTCAGCCGTGCAGAGTCCGCTCAAGGTTCCCGTTACGTTCGCACCTGCGTCGTATGTTGTTTGATTGCTTACGCCGTTTACCGTGAGTCCTGTTGTCATCGTGAATCGCGCGTTGTTGATTGAAGTCGCTGGTCCGTTGCTACTGAACAAATAAGTACCACTAGTGGCACCAAAGGAAATAGTAGCACGCCACTTGTATGTCTTGCCCGATGTAACCGCAAAGCTAAGACCTGTGACATCTTCAAATGCAGTGCCCACTGTTACAACGTTTGTAGCTGCAACCACTGTGATGTCACTACCTAGCGAAAGGTCTGTTTTAAGTTGTGCAAGAGTCAATGCGCTCACTGTGTTGTCTGCATTGATACGCAAGTAACGCACAGCACTAGGGTCGGGCAGTGTGGCAAGGTTAGTACCTACAGTAGTAAGTCCGATGCTGTTTTGCTTGCCGTTAAAAGTTGACCAGTCTGCGCTACTTAATGCACCACGATTTGCAGCACTCGCAGTGGGCAGGTTGAATGTGTGTGTGGTACCTGCGCTACTGATTGCAAAGTCAGTCCCGGCTGTTCCAGTGGCTAAGTTTTGAACCTGCGCTGTTATGCCATTGATAGCATTAACACCCGTGCTAAGTGTGGTTATTACTTGACTTAAATGAGAATTTTCAGTATGTAATTTAAGTGTGCGTCCCGACGTGGTTACAAATACACGTAATGCAAGTCTATCGGTCAAAGTCATCACTGTCGCTGGTACTGCCAGCGCAGTAAAATATGCGTCTATTGTTGTGCCATTACTAATACCTTCAGGAGTTGCAACGTCCGTAGCTAATAGCGTAAATGTGCTGCCATCATACTTGTACAACTCAACATAGAATGAAGGACTGGCACCACTTGATGATGCACTAAAATAAAGTTCTAAATTAAAGTTTCCACCCGGTATTAATAACACATTTGGATCATTGACATCTGTGATGAACTGTGCTATTAATCCATTGCCTGCTGCATTGGTTCTTGTAAAATCTGTGCCCGCACCAAAGATAGCAGTCTTGCTCATTTGGTAGTAAGTGCTACCACCTATTGTACCTTGATTGATTGAGCCGTTTAGATAATAACTAACCGATGAGCCGCCGCCGCTAGTGGTTGGAAAGTTTGCAAGCTGCCCATCACCTCGAACGTATTGTGATGCAAGTCCTGCGCCCGTTACCGCAAGCGTTCCCGATGTGGTAACAGGTGAACCCGTAACACTAAACGCCGAAGGCATGGTAAGGCCAACGCTTGTCACTGTACCACCACCACCTGCAACGGTGATGAACTCTACTTCACCTGTGGCCGCGTTACTCAATCCAAGTACCTGCCCGACTGTGGCCGTGCCAGCGTCAACGGCTGGAGTGACTAACTTAGCTGATGTTGGTGATAAGGTCAATGATGTTTCAGCACCCGATGCAGATGCATTAATTGCTGCCTTTATCGTATCAACTATGACTTGTGTTTGTGTTGCACCCGTTACCTTTTGCATTGTAACTGATGCACTGTCTATGCCTAATGAAGCATCTGAATTGACATTAATATCGAGCTTTGAAGTTGAGTTGACACTAAATTTTGAAGTGTCGTCAATAGTTAGCCCGAACGTAGCGCAATCAATAGTATTGTCAGTAGTTAATACAGGGTCGGTCGTTATAACATCCTGCAATCCTTGCGGGCTTGGTATGGTGGGCTTATTCAATATTTGATAGTCACCACTCGACGCATTCCAGTCTACGGGTGATTGACGCAAGCGATAGCCAACAGCTTGCAATGTCCAATACGTTGGGTTAGTAGGATTGATTGCATCGTTGTTAGCTATACATGCATACACACTACCGTTGTACCACACACGATCACCTACTACATACGGATTGCCTAATGCCGTAATGTGGTTAGCATTGAACTCAGTGGATACATAAACAGCAGCACCACCACCACTTGCATCAAATGTTACTGAGCCATCACCGTTGTCTGTAATTGTGATGTTTGTGCCGGCAACAAGGTCAAGAATATTTTGAACTGCGTTGTCTACGCCGTTGGTGCGTAACACTATTCCGATAGGCGAACCACTGCCGCCCGATGATGAACCACCAACAGCCCACACAGCGGGAATATCGCAAGCACTCCAATCCCACGGAACTTCGAGTTGTAGTGAGAATGTCACACCCGTAAGCGTGTTCTTATACTCCTCCATGAAAGGTTCGATGACGGGCGGCGTTACCAGCTGCACATCAAAACCAAATAACACAAGGCCGTTCTTAACTTCTGAAATCAAATCTTGCGCAAGGCGCACGCAATCACTAATGACTTCGCGTTGATATTCGGCCTTTACTTCTTTGTCGCGTGGTATGTCTGCAAAGATTATTTGAAAGTCGAATTGCATGCCACCTTCAACAGGCTTGATGTTGTTAGGTACAACGTGCATGAATGGATACTGCTCATCTTGATCCATATCCGCAAGGTCAATCTGTCCGTGCGTGAATCGTTTGATGAGTAAGTGACCTGCGGCAAATGCCTCCAAGCGATTAATCAAAACGTTGTAACTGTAATTGTAACTATTCATTACCTATTCCTTTTTTTACTTTCTATCTTTTGCACCTGCACATAGTCGGCTAAATATGTCAAGTGCGTAAACACCTCGTATGCTCTACGGTCTGTGACCATGTCAAACTTAGTTATGTCACGGTCGGCTAACACCTCAATGATGTGGAACCATCCGTACACATCTAAGCCTTCTGGAGTGTATTCATCATCGCTGCTTCCGTCACTATCTGTGTTATCTCTTTTGCCAAATAGTCGAGGGAACTGCCGTATAGTTCCTGTTCTAAACTTGAAAAAAAAACCAGCACGTTTAGCACATGGTCAAGCGTGAGCTTCTTTACATCGTCTATGTACCGAGGTACTTTTAAGCTATCATACTTGTCGATGTCATAGCGTCCTGCCCACTTTGCCATCACAGGGCGGTATAGGATAGCCATCATTTTAAGCGCAGCATCTGCATTCAACTTGCCATCTTTGTACAAGTTTGTACATGTGCTGTCAAGGTCAACATATTCGCCGAATGTCATTTGTGTAAGGTCGGGAATAAATCCAAGTTCAATAGCACCTACACGCACCTTGCGTTCGAATCCATCTGTGCAAAGTTGTATGGCTGCATCGAACTTCATGATGATTTCATCTATCACATTTGCCTGTAATAGCTTGATGCTATCCATGCTCTTTCCCGTGATCACTCGCACACGCTCCGACGCATCATGCGCATTGCAGTAGTCGATGTATTGACCAATGGTAACGGCCTTTGCATTCGCCGCTATGTTCACTCTAATTTTCATCTTGCTGTTGTATTGTAGTTTTTAATGTGTTTTTGTTACAAGTCTGAATGCACTTGAATAATAACCGGTGCTTTCTCATCACCGCTATGTGTAATGCGCGCCTGTTTTGGTTTGAAGTATTCGAGTAGTGCCGTGTAGTGTTTGATGTATTCTTCATCCTCCATCTCATTCATAATGCGCATGCACTTAGCTGCGCCTTCCTGCACAAACCAATCACCGAGTTCATTCCACATTCTTACCTTGTCGCTGACCGCACCCTGCGGCCTGCCGTTCGGATTTCCTGATATACCTTTTTCAAATGGCATGTTGTAAAGATTTGTTTATAACAATTATTTCGGCCCGTGCCGTTCATTTATCTTGCCGAGCTGCTTCCTAAATTCAGTAATGAGTTCACGGATGCAAGATGCACATGTAGTAGGTTGTTCTCTCTTGCCGGTCATCTGACTGAAAAAACGGAATAGCACTTCATTATCTTCCTGCGTAATCTTTGGCGCACCGTCTATGCGCTGAATGAATTCACTTAACGCAAGTATATCTTTCTCACTCCAGTTCAATGCCGACCACTTATGCGCGGGGCAGGATGTAAATCTGTACTTAACTTTCAACGACATAAAGCATCCGCATAGTTTGATAGGCTCTTTGTAGTAGGTTACAAAGTTTTCTTCCGGATCTACTGTGCCGCCGATTAATGGCGTGCCACAAGTTCCCCATGTGTGGTTATACCATTTGCATTTCTTACAAATCTCCAGCCGTTCGCGTTGAATGACTGGAGGCACGTTGAAGTTGTACATAATTTCTGATTCGTTTTAATGCTCTGTGTATTGATAGACGCAGGTATGCATTGGGTATGCCTGTGTCGTTGCTAAGTTGTTTGTAGTC